ACAAGGCGGCCGGCATCGGCATCATCCAGCGCTTCGAGAAGAAGTTCCCCCAGGTCGTCGCGTTCCACGAGATCAGCGAGGAGTGTCGCGAGCTCGCCACGCTCGGAAAGCTCGACCGCCACCGCGCGAACCTCGGCGAGTACCACGCCGGACGCGTGCTCCTGCAGCCCTGGCGCCGCACCGTGCCGGACCCGGTCGACCCCCGTGACGGCCGGGGCCCAGACGCGTACCGCCGCGAGATGCTCTCGTTCCCGCGCGGCGCCCGAGACGACCGGGTGGACACGAGCTCGATGGCGCTGGCCCGTCTGACCCAGGGCATGAGCGCCTACTACGCGGCCATCCGCGAGCTCGCCAAGCAGGCGCGGGCGAACGACGACTGGTGAGCGGCCGTAGTGCGGAGCGACCCGGTCCCAGCCGAAGGGAGAGCCCGCCGGCACATGCGTGGGCACCGGCGGGCGACATCGAGCGTATCAGCCAGCGCCGTCCTGCTGACAGCCTAAATTGACAGGCCGCGCGGCCGTGATAGCCTGGGCCTATGATGGGACTCGCCCGGGACATCGCCGCTGGCGCGCTCCGCTTCGACAGCTGGAAGAGTCTGTTCGGATCGTTTGGTGGCCGAGGCGATCGGGGCCGCTCGGACCGCATGGTCATGGTGCCGGCGCCCGTGCTCGACGACGCGACACTCTCGACCGCCTACCGGGACATGTGGCTCGTTCGCCGCGTCATTCACGCCTGGTCGGACGACGCGCTGCGCGGGGGCTGGGGCGTCGACAAGGATCAGATCCCGGAGTTCCTGCGCCTGAACACGGCGACGCATAGCGAGGGGGCATTCCAGCGGGCGCTCCACATGGCGGACCTCAAGGGCGGCGCCGGGATCTTCATCGGCTACAAGGCGGCGGTCGGGCAGGACCTGCTCCAGCCCGCTCCTCCGAACGCCGAGGTCGCGTTCCTCGAGGTGTTCGACAAGTTCCAGCTCCAGGGGCAGGACCGCGTACGCGACATCGACTCGCCCGAGTACGACCGTCCGCAAATCTGGCAGGTGAACGGGCCGCGTCGGACGGGCCTGCGCTTTCACGCGAGCCGCCTCATCCGCTTCCCAGGCGCGCCGCGCGCGACCGAGCTCGGGGCGAGCGAGCAGGACCGAGACTGGGGCGACTCCGCGCTGCAGTCGGTGTGGGAGGACGTGCAGCGCTACGGCGTCTTCTGGCAATCCGTCGCGCACCTGATGCAGCTCGCGAGCGTGGGCGTGCTCAGGCTCAAGGGCCTCATCGGCATGCTGGCGACCAAGAATCGAGCGGACGCCGAAGCCCGCGTCGATCTGCTGAACGAGACGCTGTCGCTCAGCCGGCTGCTCCTGCTCGATGCGGACGCGAGCGAGGACTACCACCGCGAGGCCGTCGCGTTCACGGACATGCCGGCGCTGCTCCAGGAGGTGCAGCTGGCGACGGCAGGCTCCTTCCACATCCCCGTCACCAAGCTCTTCGGGCGCAGCCCCGCCGGCATGAACGCGACCGGCGAGAGCGACACCCGTAACTGGTACGACGAGGTCGCGGCGCGTCGGCAGGTGGGCATCGAGCCGCAGCTCGAGCAGCTGCTCAGCATCACCGAGCGCAAACCCATCGAAGTCGAGTTCGATCCGCTCTGGCAGCCAACCGAAAAGGAGCAGGCCGAGGTGCGGAACCTCGAGATCCAGGGCACCGAGAGACTGTGGGCGATGGGCACGGTCAGCGACGCCGAGATCCGCGCTGCCATGATCGACGACGAGTGGGTGGAGACGGCCGTGACCGGGCCGCCCAAGGCCGAGCCCACCCGGGCCGTGACGACCATCGCCGTCGTGCCGCCCGGGCAGAACCCGTCGGCAGTACAAGACCCGAAGGCGCCGGACGATCCGGCGCCGCCCAAGGCGCCAAGCCCGTTCCCCAAGGCGTGAGCGATGGCGACGGCGCGCGCCTCGACCGTTGTCTCCCGGAGGACCCCGCGCGTCTCGACCCGCGTGCGCCGGACCTCGCCGCGCCAGGGGCCTCGGGCGCCCGAGCAGCTGGTGGAGCGCATGGTGAACGAGGCGTCGCTCGTGGTCGCCGCCTACACGGACCGGCTCATGCGCGCGCTCGAGCCGCTGCTGCAGGAGCGCTTCGGGGTGCGCCTCGACGAGACGTCCCTGGGCGAGGTGTTCGACCGCGTCCAGGAGGGGCACGTCTCGCGCGGGTTCCTGGAGCGCATGTTCCGCCTCACCGACCAGCAGGCGGCCAACGACCTGTCGCGCGTCGTAGCCATCTCGCCCGATCAGACCCTGCGCGGGGCCGCCGAGATGCAGGCCCAGTGGGTCGAGCGTAACACCGAGCTCATCCAGATGGAGGAGCGGGCGCGTGCCGAGGTGCGCGAGATCATCGAGGGCCCGCTCCGGGAAGGCATCCGGGTCGAGGAAGTCCGCGCCCGCATCCAGGAGCGCATGGGCGTGGTGCAGTCGCGCGCGGAGCTCATCGCCCGCGACCAGACGCTCAAGCTCTATGGGCAGATCCAGGAGGCGCGCCAGACGGACGCCGGCATCGAGGAGTACACCTGGAGCACCTCGCTCGACGAACGCGTCCGGAGCCGGCACACCGAGCTCGAAGGCACGACGCAGCGCTGGGACACGCCGCCCGTGGTCGACAGGAAGACCGGGCGCCGCGCCCACCCGGGCGAGGACTTCCAGTGCCTACCCGGCAACGCGCGTATCGGCTTCTCGGGTCCGGTAAACGGCGCGTTCCGGCGTTGGTACGCAGGTGAGCTGACCCAGCTCGTTACGTCGACGGGTGAAACGCTCGAATGCACACCAAACCATCCGGTACTCACCGCGACCGGATGGCAGCCGGCCGAGAGCATTCAGGTCGGCGACGATTTGCTCCGTGCAGGCGAGCATGGCGCGCGTCTCCCTGAAGCAGACGTACAGAGTGGCGAGCCCAGTGTCGCGGAGGTGTTCGAGGCGCTGGCGCTGGCGCTCGGAGCGAGTCGGCCAGGCGCCGTCGCATCGCAGTTCCACGGCGACCCGACCGTCGACAACCATATCGACGTTGTAGATGTGGACGGGGGCCTGAGGCACGACCTCGTGCCCGCGCTCGGTGAGCACCTCCGCCAGCTCCCGCTCCCCGTAGCCGACCCGCCGCGTAGCGGTCTGCGCAAGGCCGAGCTTGTGCTCGAGCGGCTTGGCCTTTCCGCGCACGGCGGCGTTGGCGCGCTTCGTCTGCGCCTTGCGCAATTCTTCGGGCGTCTTGGCGAATCGCACGAGGTTGGCAGCGCTGCGATTGCGCGGCTCCACACCGTGCCTGACCAGCAGATCGCGGACGGTACGGCGCTGGACCCCGTAGCGCTGGGCGAGGCTCTTGACGGAGGCACCTGCAGCCTGGAGCTCCAGGCATTCTTGCTCGGGCAGTGGCTTCGCATTGTGCGCCGGTCGGTACACCCGGCGGGGGCCGCAGTCGTTGGCGACCGCGAACTTGCGGACCGTCTCCTCATGCATGCCGACGCGAGCGGCGATGTCTCGCCAGCTCAGCCGCTTCGCACGGAGCTCGTGAAGGTCATCGAGACGAGTCGCGTTCAGTTTCGTGGGCACGTATTCAACCTTTCGACGGATGGTGGTTGGTACACGGCCGGGCGGACCCTGGTTCATAACTGTAGATGCGCCGCCATCCCCATCTTACCCACCGGCGAGCTGCCTGATGACCCGCCGCCCACGGGACGACGCCGCTCGCTGCCTCCGCCGTCCGAGCCCGAGCCGCCGACGGTGCCCGATCCCGTCCTGCCCGATCCAGTGGAGCTCGAGCGCCAGCGCGTGGCCGAGCTCGCGCGCGAGCAGCAGGAGCGCCGGGTCGCCGAGGCGCAGCGGCTGGCGGAGGAGCGCCGCGCTGCCGAAGCGGCGCGCCTCGCCCAGGAGCGCGAGCGACAGCGGAGGAGCGCCGAGGCGCGCCAAACCGTCGAGCGCTACGCCGACCGGGTGCAGTTCGACGCCACGGTGCCGGTGGAGATGCGCGAGACGGCAGCCAGGGCCGTCGACAAGGTGGGCCTCCGGAACATGGGGGTGCTGCGAGTCGCGCCGAGCACGGGCGACGACGCGGCCGAGGGCCTGTACCTTCCGCGCGCCCGCGACGTGCGGGTCCGCTCCGAAGGCTACTCCGCTGTCGGTGTGCCGCTGCCGGACGTGCCGGGCCCTGGCAAAGTGTTCTCGATGGGCACTCACCCCGCTACCCAGGCTGCCGCCTTGCGGAACACCGTCTATCACGAGCTCGGCCACCATGCTCACTTGCACGCCAACCAGCGCCATTCGCCCGGCAGCGGCACGCCGCTCCAGCGCGTGGTCGCCGATAAGGTCAACGAAATCGTCGAGCGGCGCTGGCTGGCTCGCGACCGAGAGTACCTGACCGACTACGCCCAGTCCTCCAGGACACTGCCCCGATACCGGGCGAGCGAGTACTTCGCCGAGGCCTTCGCCGCCTACCACGCCGAGCCCGCGTGGCTGCGGCGGGTGGCGCCCAAGGCGTTCGCCATGGTCGAGGACGTGCTACGCTTGCGTAAGCAATCTCAATGACTTGGCAGGAATACCTCGCAGCTCTGCCCGAGCTCCCCGACGACGTGACGATCGAGCAATGGCGTGCGGCAGTCGAGAAGGGCAAGGCGCTGCTCGAGCAGGTGAACGAGAAGGACCGCCCGCTCGCCAAGACCATTCTCGGCGACACGCTAATCCAGGCCGGGGCCTTCATGGGGTTCCTCCAGCCGTGACCTCATCGGTCGTGCCGCGCCGACCCGTCCGCGGCGTGACCGAAGAGCAGCAGCGCGCCATCCAAGTCATCGCGTGTCTCACGCTGCTCCACGGGCGCCCGCCCACGCTGACGGAGATCGCCGAGGTGCTCGAGGTAACGAAGGAGGCGGTCTTCTACCGCCTGCATTGGCTCGAAAAGAAGGGGCTGTGGCGCAAGGAAGACCGCCGCGTCACCGAGCTCGGGCTGCGCACGACGCTCGGTTTACACCCCGTCTGAGCGGCTCGCGCCCAGCCCGTTAAGCCATACTGCCGTGGGCGCACGGGCCGGCCACCGGTACGCTAGCCGGACGCAATGCTGGTCCAGCGATTCGACGTCGGGCGACTCGGTCGCGCCAAGCGCACGGGCGCTGGCGGCGCGCGCGTCCCCGCCTCGATAGCTCGCACGGGTGTGCAGCTGTACACCGACCAGCACGGCAAGACCGTGCGCGAGTACCGCCCGCCCGAGACCGTGTTCGCGGCGGACTCGCTCGAGACGCTCGCATCGATCCCGGTCACGGTGGGACACCCGCCCGATGGCGTAAACCCGCTCAACTGGAGGCGGCTGTCGGTGGGACACGTCTCCGACGCTCCCCCCGGGCGCCGCAAGGACGGGACGGTGGAGTGGATCGAGGCCGCCGCGGTCATCACCGACGCGGACGCGCTGCGGAAGATCGACTCGGGCGAGCTCACCGAGGTCAGCATGGGCTACCAGGCGGAAGTCATCCCCGAGCCGGGAGTCAGCCCCGATGGCGAGCCCTTTGACGCTTGGCACAAGAGCGTCGTTTTCAACCACTGGGCGCTGCTCGCAGACGGGCACGCCCGCGCAGGGCGAGGCGCCAAGCTGCGCCTCGATGGCAATCAGGAGCCCACGATGTTCGAGCGATTCGACGACAACGCCACGCCTGCCGCCTCCGCCCCTTCCGCCGCCCACCGGCCGCGCGTCACGGTCGACGGCATCGACTGCGAACGGGGCAGCGATTT